GGCTACTTTCTTCTCCTGTTCTGGAATTGCATTGGCAATGTCTGCATCGAGGTCTGTATCGACATGGGCTGCTAGAACCCGTTGTGCAGCAGCAATTTTTCTAGAGTAGGCCCTGGTTGCATTGTCTGGGATAGGACGACCAAATTGCTGTGCTTGAAGATTGTCCCAAGTCTGTAAGGCCCCAATAAACGGCGATGTTGCGGTGGTAGTCTGGAGGTGGTTTAGACCTCCAGCCTGGAGTCCGTAGGTTGAGTTTTGGTAATTGCTTGTGGAAAAAGACGGAAGATCGTGGTGAGACATTAGACCTCCAGGACTTCTGCCCACATGGGCTGGGTTGGCGCGAGCATTGCTCTTCTCCGATTGATTGTTACCCAATATGTAGCACGTCATATTGCTTCTGGGAAGAGGATTCCGGCTTTTTTCTGAAGCACCGAAACCGTCTCCAATACGGACGTGTCTAATTTGCTGAATGTCGTGGAGTCCACGACCACTCTGTAGGCCGGGCTACCGAGCCATAGGTTTCTGTGGTCAATGACGAAGGCGTATCCCTCCTTGAGCATTACGCGGATTGGCCGCGCCGACGCCCAGTCATTAATGACGATGTGGCCGTCGTCTTCCAGGACGCGGTCGCTCTCGGAGACGATCTTGAACCAATCCTGCGATTCGCAGAGATAAAGACAGAAGCCGAAGATCACCATGTCGAAGGAATTCGCCTCGTATGGGATACGGGCGGCTGTTCCGACCGAGATAAATTCGCGGATCGACGGGTCGGCTGCCTCGATTGCTTCGCGCGACGGTTCGATGCCGCGCACCTCGCATCCGTACTTTTCCTTGTACCTTTTCAGCCGCCAGCCATTTGCGCACCCAATCTCAAGTATCGCTCTAGGTTTTATGCCACTCTGATCTAGGCAGCTACCGATGAAGTCTTTGTGGCCGAAGCTGTCTTTATTGCGTCTGAAGTAAGCGTCGCCTAGATTATCCAGGAATTCTTGGGATTGCGTCAGCATGAATATAGTTCTTCCTAAAGGCCGCGCCGGCATGGAGCTTTATGCCGAAGGCTTGCGGGCAGCCAAGCTTCGAGAGGAGGCCCAGGTCTACGAAGAAAGCCTCCTGGACTTCGCCGGCTATGTCTGGCCGGTGGTTGAGCCAGCGATTCCATTCATACGCGGCTGGGTTATCGAGGCAATAGCCGCACACCTCGAAGCTGTCACTTTCGGTCATATTAGGCGGCTTCTCATCAACGTGCCGCCCGGCTTCTCTAAGTCATTGATGACAGACGTGTTTTGGCCAGCGTGGGAATGGGGGCCGCGTAATATGCCATGGCTGCGCTACGTCTGCGCATCTTACTCGAATCACTTGACCGAGCGCGATAATCTTAGATGCCGAAATATCGTTGTAAATCAACGGTATACGAGACTATGGGGCAAGCGATTCGGTATCTCTAATGAGCAATTCACCAAGATCAAGTTCGCCAACGATCAAACCGGCTGGAAGCTGGCTACGTCCGTCGGCGGTATCGGCGTGGGTGAAAGAGGCGATCGCTTCATTATCGACGACGGCAACAACACCATGGAGATGGAATCCGAAGTAACGCGCAATACAACCAACATGTGGTTCACAGAAGTTGTCCCAGACCGACTGAATAACCAAAGTAAAAGCGCTATTGTCGTCATTCAGCAAAGACTTCATGAAGATGATATTAGCGGAATAGCCTTAAGTCGTGAGATGGGATACACGCATCTCTGCGTCCCGATGGAATATATACCTAGAGTATACGTTAATGGATTTAACGCTGAAGGTAATATTACTACTTATATTGATGAAGACGTGGAGCAAGTCGAGGAAGTCTTTTGGGAGGACCCCCGCAGCGAAGACGGCGAACTAGCGTGGCCGGAGCGATTCCCGCCCCAAATCGTAGAGGACCTCAAACGAGACAAAGGCCCTTACGCCTACGTCGGCCAGTACCAGCAGAGTCCTGAGCCGCGCGGCGGTGCTATCATCAAGCGGGATTACTGGCAGCTTTGGAAGTCGGAGAAGTTCCCACCGTTCGAGTATATCTTTGCTTCGCTGGACACCGCCTACACCACCAAGCAGGAGAACGACCCTTCGGCCCTGACGATCTGGGGAGTTTTCAGACAGGACCAGGATGTGGCCATGCCGGGCAACCTGAATAAGTACGCCCAAGCCATGTATGAGCAGACCCTGCCGCCGAAGATCATGCTCATGTATGCATGGCAGGACCGGCTGGAGCTAAGCCAGCTTTGCGAGAAGATACTTGAGCTTTGCACGGTCGAGCCCGGCAACCCCAGCCCATACCGCTACCCGGTAGACCGCCTCATTATCGAAGCGAAGGCGGCCGGCTACCCGGTGGCGCAAGAACTCTACCGGATGGTCGGCGGAACAGGTCGGCTGGGCATCGACCTTGTGGACTACGCCAAGGGCAAGTGGACGCCGGACAAGGTAGCGCGCGTTCACTCCATTCAGCATCTCTTCGCCGATAAGATGATCTTCGCGCCGAATCGGGCTTATGCGGATATGGTCATCAACCAGTGCGCCATCTTCCCGAAGGGCTCACATGACGACCTCGTGGATACCGTATCTATGGCTCTTCGTTACTTGCGCGATGTTGGGTTCGCACCTCGCCGCGACGAATATAGTATGGCCGCGAAGGAAGATTTGGACTATCGTAACATCAGAAATAAAGCGCCGCTTTACCCCGTGTAATCTTATGGTGCATGACTTTGACCCGCTCACTTATTACTGTCGTAGGTGCGGCTGTTCGACAAATGATTACACGAATGGCTTACGCGAACATTGCGATGAATTCGGTAACTGCACGGGAATTAGCCATGTCAGAGCGGCAAGACGACTTGAAGAACTCACCGCCCCCACCTCCGAGGGAAAGCAGCGTAGTCCCGGTTGATCCGGCGAAGTTGGAGTTCATGCTTCGTGTAGCGCTGCTAGCAAGCTCGAACCACGCCTACGACCTTGAGCCAGAGAAGTAATGGTTACGTCGCGCACCCGTTCGCTTCGTCTTGTCGATAAGCCCGAAGAACAGAATCCCTTCGAGCCGACCAAGATCAATATTCCAGATAGCGATGTTACGCCGGGCGTGACCTTAAAAGACGGCGTGCTTCACGTCGTCCACGAAGATGGCTCCGCGACCGTTGATTTCAATCCAGACTTGTCCGAACCCGAGTCTGAAGAAGACAAGAACAATCATTTCGCCAATCTTGCGAAGCGCATCGACCAAAGCAAACTCGATGAGATTGCGACGATCCTTCTCGAAGGTATCAAGCGCGATGAGGAGTCCCGCAAGGACTGGCTGGAGACACGCGCAAGAGGAATTCAGCTTCTTGGTCTGAAGCTCGAAGAGCCGCGCGGCGATGTGGGTGTGTCATCCGCTCCGCTGGAGGGCATGTCTACGATCCGGCATCCTCTGTTGCTTGAGGCCACGGTTCGCTTTCAGGCCACTGCGAGAGGCGAGCTTCTGCCTGCTGGTGGTCCGGTGAAGGTGCGCAATGACACGCCTATACCGCCGAAAAAGAATATTGTTCCTCCCGCTCAAGGCGCTCCACAGCCGCCGCCATCGGCCCCGCAGCCAGGGTCGCCCGATATGCCGGAAATGGCGACACCCATGGCGGCTCCGCCGTCACCGCAGGGACCGCCGCCGACTCCACCGCAGCCTGCTACGCCATCGACTGAAGTTGGCAACGATCTGGAAGAGCTTGCGTCGGCACTAGAGACCGACATGAACCACTACCTCACTGTTACAGCCAGTGAGTATGTCTCCGATACCGACCGCATGCTGTTCTACGTCGGCTTCGGCGGCGACGGCTTTAAGAAGGTCTATAACTGCCCGCTGCGCGAGCGTCCTGTATCTGAGTCGGTTGATGCCGAAGACCTCATCATCTCCAATGCCGCTGTAGACCTGCGTAACTGCGGCCGCATCACGCACAAAATCATGATGCGGAAATCGGTGCTGCGCCGTATGCAGATTATCGGTGCTTACCGCGATGTGGACATTAACCCTCCGGTTGTTGCGCCGCAGAAGAACTCTGTCGAGCTTGAGAAGGAGAACGTCGCCGGCGTTCGATCTGCCGCAACTCAACGGCCGGAAGACAAAGACTTCACCGTATATGAGACATATTGCGAACTAGAACTTGATGAATATGCCCCGAAGAAATTCAAGGGCAAGGGAATTCCGCTTCCCTACCGCGTGACCATCGAGAAGGACTCCAAGCAAGTCCTGAGCGTTATCCGTAACTGGGATGAAGACGACGAACAGGCAGTTGCCAAGCAGTTCTTTGTCCAGTTTCCGTTCATACGTGGAATTGGCTTTTACGGTCTTGGTCTTATTCACCTGCTGGGCAACACCACCGCTACTCTTACTGCTAGCTGGCGCGAGTTTATTGACGCGCTGATGTTCGCCAACTTCCCCGGCTTCCTGCACAAGAAGGAACTGGGGCGGCAGAATACTAGCGTCATGCGTGTGGGTCCCGGCCAGGGGCTCGGTCTCGACGTGCCGATGATGGCGCGTATTCAAGACAGCATCATGGCGTTGCCATACAAGGAGCCAGGGCCAGCTTCAGTTGCATTCATTACCCACGTTGAAGAGGTGGGGCAGCGTCTTGGGCAAACCGCTGATATTCAGGTTGGTGAGGGCAAGCAAGACGCCCCAGTTGGAACTACTCTCGCGCTCATTGAGCAAGCGACAAAGATCATTGATTCGGTACATAAAAGACTGCACGCATCTCAGTCTGAAGAGTTCGGACTCCTCAAGGAGCGCTTCCGGGAAGACCCGGAAGCATTCTG